TATGTAAAAGATTTCAGCAAACGCTTCGGCAACAACGGCATAATCATGGACGCGTATGGGTTTCGTTGGCGTCATGGACTAAGGTTCGATCAATTAGATGAGATTGTCGCACAGTTGCGTAAAGATCCTACCATCCGGCAATGTGTGCTTCAAATGTGGGGAGCAGGAGAAACACGTGAACTTTTATCTTATTCAGCAAAGCCGTGCAATCTTGTTGCCACGTTCCGCATTGTGGATGGTAAGTTAGATATGAGTGTATTCAACCGATCGAATGATGTGATATGGGGATGTTGCGGAGCAAATGCGGTACACTTCCCAATTTTGCAGGAGTACATTGCGAGTAGGCTTGAGGTTGAAATCGGAAACTATTGGCAAATATCTACTAATCTGCATCTATACGTAGCTCATATTGAAATGATGGAAAAACGCATAGGTCCCCTGGAGGGAAAAGTTTTAGCTCGTTTCTTATCTGGTGTTTATGATAGCTCGCGTTATGACAATTATGAGAAAACACAACCGTTGATAACTTACCCATTAACATTCGATGAAGAATTACATGAAACTGTAATGTGGATTGACGGTATACATGAGAATAAAGAACTCTATACCGGCAACATTGCCAATGGGTTCTTACGAGAGGTTGTATTGCCGATGGCAATGGCTCATCAGTGCTATAAGAATAAAGACAAACAAGGAGCGTACGAAGCTGTAGAAGCAGTCATTGCCGAGGACTGGCGCAATGCCGGGAGGCAATGGTTGGATAGGAGGCACGATGAACGGATTCGAAGACAGTCCAGTTCGGCTTGATACACGGTTAAGTGGTCAGCTAAAACGGTACCATACTTGGCCGATCCTTGGCCAACAGACTATCGCTGAACATAGTTGGCAGATCATGCGTATTTATTGTAGTGTGGTGGATAAGATAGATCCACACATGATTCTACATATTACGTTTCACGACATTGGAGAAACATTCATCGGTGATTTACCATATCCGGTTAAAAGTGAAAATCCTGAACTGAAAAAATCACTTGATTTTATGGAACAGAAATCTCATTATCTGCAATTAGATTATTGGGATGCGTTTAAAGCAGTTCTATTGACAGATGCAGATAGAAAACTGTTTAAAGATATTGAGCTTATAGAAATGGCTGAATTTGGTATGGGTCAAATGTGTATGGGGAATAGCCACGGACTAATTATTGCGGATAGATGTCTTAGAAAAGTTTACCAAAATGAGCCTTGTGCTCGGCTAGTGCAGTATGTTATAAAGAGAATTAACTTATTCTTTAAGCAATACAAGAATCCGCTAAGGAGTGAATCATTAGGTGAATGGTGGTCCGTCATAAAATGGGAAGAGTTGCTAACACACGGGTTCAAACTGGAGGAAACAGATGGGAGTGAATGAATCACAAGTTGGCGGCGACCACTATAAGACAACGTATGAACATTGGGATCTGTGCGTTAAGATCCCTCTAGGTTATCTAGAGGGATGTACAACGAAGCATGTCGCCCGGTGGCGCAAGAAGCTTGGCATCCAAGATCTGCAGAAGGCGTTGCATTACCTCGACAAACTGATCGAGGTTGCGAACTATAATATTAAGAGAAACACTATTGCAATAGATAGAGAAGTTGAACGATTCGTAGAAGCAAATGGTTTGACTCATATGGAGTATCAATATTTTTTCATACTGTGCACATATCGTGATGAAAAAGCATTAAGAAGTGCACGCCATACCCTTATGAAAATCATTGCCACAGCTATAGAAGAGGTTAAACGCATCGAGGAAATTAATGTGCCTGGGACTCCAGAAGATGGAGGACACCATGCGCGTTATTAATAGACTCTGCTATTGGCCGGGGTGCAACAAGAAAATTCAAGTAGGGCATTTAATGTGTAATCAACATTGGAAAGAACTGAGTTCTCCATTACGTGAAAAGATTGCAAAAGCTCAACAAAGAGGTAATTATGGAGAAATAATTCAATTGCTGCCCAACGTCCAAAATGAAGTTCGCTCTATCAAGCAATGAAAATAAAGAGCTCGTAGAAGACAGAGGTCGTCATGCGCGCTATTGAATGCCCTTGTTGTAGAGGAAAGATATATCTAGAAGTTATTCGTACTGATATGCCTAATTCCCCTACCCAATATGAAATATGCGGTCACTGCCATGGAACCGGGAAATCTGAAGCTGATGAATTCTATCTTTTGAATGGACTCTGGCTCTATGATGATCCACCAATAAAAAGTTGGAAGAAAAATTCTAAAAAATAATGCTTTACAATCAGTATTGTATTGAATAATAAGTATGTGCTATATTACTTTACAAGGCAATAGTGTCTTGTAAGGAGTAAGTATCATGGTCCCCACTATAGAGCAATTAACTACACTAGAAAGTGAAGCAAGTCCTAATGATATCCGGTATGCGCCAGCAGATATATTGGATAACCTTAACGCAATTATCGCAACAGTAAGACCTAATCCAAAGCGTCCTGGTACCAAGTGTTACTATCGCTATGGTCGATTTCATCTGGTAGGCATAACAATAGGCCAGTACATTGCATCTTATGTGGCAGTTGGATTATCCGTTAAATTAGCCCGTAACGACTTACGCTGGGATTGGCAGCACAAATTTATTACTCTAAAGACTGCATAAAAATAATGCTTTACAGTCATGAAGGGTTATGCTATACTGCTTCCTGCTAAGTTGTATAGCGGGATAGGTTTTGCAAGACCTACCTGTAAACCCGGCTTAGATAAGCTTGACTACCTGCGCAGTGAAAGAGCTAATACGTGGAAACACGCCAATAAGCGGTTATGATTTAGCGACTGTGGGCTGGCCAGCCCAAACTTACCCGATGAAAGAACTGTTTAATACAAGAAATACAAAGAAAATACAACCAGTAGCTGACCCTAATAAAAAGAAACGGAAAAAGACACTGACTAAGAAAGAGCTGGAGTTTCTGAAGCTATGGTACAGCCCATTGCCAAGAGTGAAGAAGCACCATCGGCACCCATAAACGGCCCGTGGTGTGCCCGACCAGCTACCCTATGGGCGGTAGCCGCCACCCCGTTCAAACGCATGGGCGGCCATTTATAGGGCAGGGCGAGGCATCTTAAACTAGGGCGCTAGGGTATGTTAAACAAGGGTAAGCCTTCACCAGATCAACTTCCTCTATTCACACCAAAAAGTGATTGGCAAGTACCAAAACAACTCCCTGACCTCAGTCAAGAAACCGAGGTTGCTGTTGATATTGAAACTCGTGATAGTCTTCTAGCCAAGGACATGGGTCCAGGATTTTACCAATATGAAAAAACCAATCCCAATACCGGGTTCATTTGTGGCATCTCTGTTGCATGGCGGGACAATACAATCTACATACCTCTACGTCACCCAGAAACAAACTGTTTCGACTTTAACGCAGTTCGAAACTGGCTCAATCACCTTGCTGCTCAAAATCAAACACGATTCATATTCCATAATTTCCAGTATGACTGGGGATGGATAGAAGCAGTATTTGACATACCACCTCCATGCCTATTAGATGATACCGCAGCTATGGCCGCTATGGTGAATGAGAATTTATTTTCATTCTCCTTAGAAAGTCTATGCAAATGGCAAGACCTACCCGGTAAAGATGAGTCACTATTAGCTGAAGCCGGAATTATATATGTTGCCAAAGGTAAAGAAAACCTGTGGCGATTACCGGCTAGATTCGTTGGGCCATATGCAGAGCAAGATGCAATGAGCACATTGCGCTTGGCTCAGAAATTACGTCCACTGTTGTCCGCAGAATATTTGGACGACGCATATCAAATTGAGCGTGATTTATTGCCAATCACGTTGACAATGAAACAGCGTGGTGTGAAGGTTAATATCGAAAGAGCCAGTAAATTAGCAGATGCAATATTGAAAGACTGTGATGTTAGACTAAACCAATTAAGCAAGGATGTAGGAAATAAAGTTACAATTAAAGATATACGCAAAAATCAATGGATGGAAGAACAGTTTATGCGGCGAGGTATTGATGTTCTCAGAACCGCGTTGGGGCATCCAAGTTTCAGTAAAGAAATTATGGTCAACCATCCAGAAGAATTTCCACGATTCGTACACAAGATAAAACATGATACAGAGTTAGCAGAAAAGTTTCTCAAAGGTTATATTTATGACTATGCCCATAAGGGTCGTGTGTATCCGACTGTTAACCAATTTAGAAGTGAAGGTGGTGGCGCACGAAGTCATCGCTTTAGTTACTCTGATCCACCGCTCCAACAAATGCCTAGCCGGGATGATGAGTGGGCTCCGCTTATACGGTCCTGCTTTGAGCCTGAGGATGGTGAGGAATGGTGTAGCATTGATTACCGGCAACAGGAATATCGACTCATCGTTTATGTGGCAGAAACATTAAAAGCCAAAGGTGCGAAGCAAGCTGCGGATTTGTATCGTACAGATCCCAATACTGACTTTCATGACTATGTTGCATCCATAACCCATCTGCAACGCAAACGTGCCAAGGATGTTAACTTCGCAACCAGCTATGGAGCCGGTATTAAGAAGTTTGCTATTATGACCGGCATGAATGAAACTGAGGCAGAAGCTACGTTGAATCAATATAATGAACGATTACCATTTGTTCGTGAAGCTTATAATCAGTACATGTGGATGGCAAATCGTGAAGGGCACATTGAATTGATAGACGGTGCGCGTAGTCACTTCAACTTATATGAACCATCAGAATATCGTAACTTTGATATTAAGTGGTATAAAGATAGATATCCAGACGAACTTATTGAAACATTTTCATGCCCTTATGAAATAGCACTACAACGTACCCAGAATCCAAAACATCCATGGCACGGCTCCAATCTTAGACGTTCATTTACACACAAAGCATTCAACCGTATGATACAGGGCAGCGCCGCACGGCAGATAAAGAAAGCCATGGTAGATATCTATAATGCCGGATATATGCCATTACTACAAATACACGATGAACTGTGCTTTAGTTTCAGTGATCCTAGTCATGCTAAAATCTGTGCAGAAATTATGGAACAGGCAATACCTTCTATTACTATCCCAATGCTAACAGATGTTAAGCTTGGTACATCATGGGGCGACCTGAAAAAATAATTTCCCCAAACCGTAAAATAAAGAAAAATAATTTTGTCAATTAGGGGTTGCAATTTGTCCAAAGATGTGCTAAGTAGAAAGTGTGACAAAATAGAGGAGGTTACTAATGACGAATCCTGGAAGTCCTGGACCGGGTCAGCCTGTGGCTGGAACAATCCATCCGGCTCCGAAACCTGTGGCTGCTGCCGTAGCTTCTACTACTGCTGCGGACGCATCCCTTTCTACTCCTGCTCCTACGAATGGTAAGACCGAAGGGGAAGCAAAGCCCAAGAAGAAAGCAAAGACAAAGACCGGCGTCGCTCGTCCTCGTCTGACAAGGCCAGATGAGAACCATGTTATCACGGTTCTCAGGCCCAAGGCTAAGATTCGTGAATCAGGAAAACGATTCGACGAATACCAGAATGGTATGACGGTTAAGCAGTACATCGAAAAGATGACTGGTGAGCCGTGGAAGCGCACAGTAGGTCAGGTATATGCTGATCTGCGATGGGACACAGATCCAAATCGCAAGCTTATCAATATCGGGCCAACGGTGGTTCCAATTCCTGAGCCGCCAAAACCCGCTGAGCAGCCGAAGCCAGCAGCGGCACCCGCCGCATAAGTTTTCTAAGAGCCCCGTTAACTTTATAGAATTAACGGGGTTCTTTTTAACCTATTACCATGAAACTGATCGTCCTGGATGTAGAGACTTCAGACTTGGACCCTGCCAAGGGGGCTGAAGTATTGGAATTGGCTTGGGTCGAAGTTGAATTAACCAATGAAGGTTGGAAACCTGCGTTCGTAACAGATTATTATATTGAGTTCTCTGGACAAGTCTCACCTAAAGCACGTGCTATACACCATATCACACCAGAGAAGCTGACCAAAGAACATGGTGCAGTCGAACGAATAACGGCATTTAAATTCTTACTAGATCACATTCAGTCAGATACACTCATGGTTGCGCATAACGCTGATTTTGACTCAAAATTCTTTCCGCAAATTACGCGACCTTGGATTTGTACGTTACGAGCCGCACGACATATCTGGCCTAATTCACCCGGCTATAGTAATCAAGTCTTACGCTATTGGCTGAATATTGATATCTCTAATATCTCACCAAACGTGCAGCACCAGCATCCACATCAAGCTTTTTATGATGCGGCAACCACAGCTAGCATATTGTTGAGAATGCTAGAGAATCATACACCAGAGCAATTGCTGGTCTTATCCAAACAGCCGGTAAGGTTAAAGACCATAGGTTTTGGAAAACACAGGGGTCAAGAATTTAGCACTATTCCCTTAGATTATTTAAGATGGTTAAGATCAACTACCAAAGATGAAGATGTGAAACATACCATTGACTCCATGATTCCATCATGAAAGACGGTGATCTTAGAACTATATTCCGTTCAGAACTAGCACGGTTTCAGTGGACTAGTGTAGAAACAGCAGGGACTGCTAGCGGAGTTCCTGATTCAGAATTCTGTACACCAGAAGGAATTCAAGGTTGGATTGAATTTAAACACACTTCTATATTCGCCGTACATGTTAGACCACTTCAAGTTGCATGGATCATGCGACGTAGCCGATATGGTGGCAACACATGGATAGCCGTGCGTCGCGAACCCACAGCTAAGAAGTACGAAGGAGTAGATGAGCTTTGGCTCATGCGCGGTGATCAAGCTGAAACATTATTCCAAAATGGATTAGAATATACTCACGCTATGGTTTGGTCCAATGGACCCAGGAATTGGAACTGGAACGAAATTGCTAATATCTTAAATCTAAAGATCCAGCTTTAAAGTAAGTTGCATTCAGCCTACTGGCGTGGTAAAATGCTTTACAACGCCAATAGCGCGAAGGAGCAATTTGCTATGAAGTATATAGATGTTAGAGTGCGAATACCCATCCACAAACTCGGGTACTTTGTTGACGATCTACCGTCATATGCTCAAATGGTCGGCTATGATAAGCTAGGAGAAGAATTCAAAGGCAAAAGAGGCCGCAAGCCAATACCGAACGGTGAATATGTACCAGGGAAAGGCACTGCGGCCGAAGCCGTTATGAAATTAATGGCTAAAGGACCCATGAAACTTTTTGAAGTAAAACGTGCTTTGGAAAGGAAGATCCATATAAAATCAATTACCTCTGGATTTTACAATCTAAGAAATCATGGCTTAATACAGAAACAAATGGATGGTAGCTATGCTATCACGCACTAAGAAAGTAGCACGCGAGCTTAAAGTCTATAAATCATATAGGTTTATAGACAAAGATCCTATTGTTGATTATACGCGAACCTTCGTGTACGAAAATGGAGGTCCTGCTACAATTTCTAAAGCAAGTGGCGTGACGTCATCTACGCTCTATAGCTGGTACAAGGGTAAGACCCGTCGACCACAATTCGCAACGGTTGCTGCCGTGCTGATGGCGTGTGGTGAAACTTCACTTGACTTGAAGAAGCTGCGTAAATGAGTAACCATTATAACAAACGCGAAAGGTACAGACAGATGACGCTACCAAAAGGAACTGATTTAGGTAAAGCTATGAAGATAAGCGTTGGCCGTGATGAAAACAAAAATATTTTCATAAGCTTTATTGAGCCAGTAGACTATATTACCATGTCTGAAAAAGATGCGGCTGATTTTGCTATGACAATATTAAAAAATCTTGGATATGAATTAAAGCCGGAACAATAAGGAGTTAAAGCTATAAATGGAACCAAGATACCAACACCAAGAAATTGCACTTGATCTACTAGGTCAAAATAATATCTATGCCCTGATTATGGAGCAGGGCACCGGTAAGTCACGACCAGTTGTTGAGGATTGGTTAAACCGGGTAAGGATGGGGATGGTTGATGACCTTGTGGTGCTGGCACCCAAGGGTTGTTATATGAATTGGATTGGTACACCTGATGAACCAGGTGAATTAGATAAATGGGTTCCAGAAGAATGGAAAGATAAAATTTATATTGCACCGTGGGTCAGTGGTGGAAATAAGACTCAGGTATTGGCTTTAGAAAACTTACTCTATGCTAATGGATCACGATTTCTTGCAATGAATATCGAGGCAATAAATCGCCCCGGTGCTGCACGCCAGTATCTTCTCAAATTTGCCGCTGGACGTAGAGTTATAGGAGTTATAGATGAATCAACAACTATTGCTCATGAATCAGCCGCTAGAACAAAATTTCTATTACGCGAAATGGCACACCGATTCGTGGCCCGTCGTATACTATCAGGCTTGGTCGCACCAGAGTCTCCCATGGATTTATACACGCAGTATTGTTATCTGGACTGGCACATTATCGGCCAACGGACTTTCTTTGGCTTCAGAAATCGCTACGCCATAGTTCAGGAAACAGATTTTACACCTGCGAATGTGCGTGCACAGGGAGGACAATATCGTAAAGTACAGGTTATCGTAGGATACAAAAAACAGGACGAACTTCATGACCTTATCATGAAATGCAGTTATCGAGTGACCAAGGATGAAGTTCTTGATCTATTACCTAAGATATACAAGTTTTGGGATGTTGAACTAACCGACGAGCAAGACCGCATCTACCGGCAAATGCGGGACATAGCGACGGCTCAACTCGCGGAAAACAGCTTTACGACGGCAAGTATGAAGCTTGATCAGTTAGGGAAAATGCAACATATTCTGTGTGGGCATGTCCGTCAGGAAGATGGAACGCTCCACGATATTCCAGAAAATCGAACCGTGGCTGTGGCAGAAATATTGCATGAACACGCTGGTAAGGCTATAATATGGGCGCCATACCCACAAGCTTTGCGAAAGATCGCGAAGAAGTTATTGGAGGAGTTTGGTGAGGATAGCACGGTTTGCTATTGGGGAGAAACAAGGCTTGAGGAGAGGTTAATAGCAAGGAATCGAATACAGAACGATGATAAATGTAGGTTTATCGTGAGTAACCAGAGTGTAGGCAAGTTCGGGAATACTTGGACAAGCTGTAATCTTGTGATTTACTACGCAAATTCATTCGATAATGAAGACAGACAACAAAGCGAAGACAGAGCCCACCGTATTGGTCAAACCAAATACGTGACCTATATTGATCTACGCGCCAAGGGCACCATAGATGAACGGTTGATCCAAGTACTTCGAAAGAAGATAAACATGGCATCAACTTTACAAGGGGACTCGTTTAAACAATGGCTCATATAAATCCATACCCATGGCGTAAGTAGAGGTGGGAAAGCCTATGACTGAGATAACTAGTGAAGCACAACCGCTCAAAAAGAAAAAGTGGAGTAAGTACCCGCACGGTGAGCCAAGGGATCCTGAAAGAGTGCGCGAAATTGCACGTTTAAGAGATGAAGAAAAACAGACATGGCACCAAATAGGACTTAGCTTTGGAATGACTCGCTCAGGAGCAAGTCTACTGTACAAGCACTGGAGGAAACTGGGATGGTTAGAATGACCCCACGTGAGCTTGTTGACCAAGAACTTATTCTTATTGAGAAAACATTCAATATGCAAAAAGTCCTTAATCCAATGGTTGTGTTTATAAAGGATAATCACCGATCAATTATAATGGCTGAATTTCATAATGATGCACATAAAGACATGGTAAGCCAAGGGATAAAAGACTTAGTCAAAATAAATGGACCTGATATAGTTATCTATTCAGCCGAAGCATGGTCTACGGTCGTAAAAGAATATAAAGAGGGGGTAACACCGCGACCCGCCTATCATCCAGATAGAATTGAGATAGTCGTCGCACAAATAGAGTTCAAGACAGGTGAAAAATACTCCTGCCAAGCAAAGATTCTTAGAGAGAAGGGGAAAGCGTGGCTGGATAAGTTTGATGTGATGCAGGGTGGGATGAGCATGGGAAGGTTTGTGGATTTCTTCCCAATAACAAGAATGAATTAAGAACATGATTGTGGATGGTTTTCTTGTCTACCGCTGTAGTGTATGTGGGTTTGAACAAAAATTCCGCATACCAACAGACAACTTCGCACCATCATGGATGTCTGGGGCGGACAGAGCCTATGATCAGGCTCTTAGTTATGGATGGACATGGAAAAAAGGTGAAGCTTTTTGTCGTTTTCACGAAGATTGTAAATGAATTACTTCTTTGGAAATGAAACTCCAGTTCCAAAATGAGCTGCTTGAATAATTTGTGCGGTACGAGACATATTTCCCCTGGACGGCACTCGATAAGTATACTTGACGATATTAGCGTAGGGCACTGCTCTGCCAACCGATGAAGTTCCAACACTCGGTGTATTAGATCCTCTACCTAAAGATGATTGTTTATAGGTTTGCTCTACCATAGTTTGAGCAGTTGTAGTATTTCTTCCTAACGAAGACTTCATATAGGTGTAATTTATAAGATGCTGAGTATTAGTTTGAGACTGCCGAACTTTGGCTGGAACAGATAAACCAGTGGCTACTGTCGTAACCACGCCGATCGGTGGGGTTAGTTGGGTTGGAATGATGCGCCCATACATTAGATTCATCTCTTTCTTATAACCGGAAGTGGTGGTTGAACAATATATCTTTGAGCTAGTGGAGTTATTGGATATGGGCTGCTAGAAGTATTCATTGGAGGCGGATATGTTAAAGGTAGCTGAGTAATCTGATATTCAGCTAGCGGAGTTATTGAATATGGAATAGATGGAGAATCCCAATAGATTGGAGCAATAATTATACCTACTGTAGCATCAACTGCGTCAACGGCATGGGCTAACCCAAGAAGACTAGCAGAGGTATGCAAAATAGAGGACGGTGTATCAGTTGCAATACCAGTTTCAGCAATGCTATCAGAATAAACATGAGTAGGAGAGGCAAGAGCCGCGATATCAGTAGCAGTGAGTGCCCGATTATAGATGTGCACATCGTCCATCAAACCATTAAAATACGACCCCTGCCAAACTTCAACACCTATCCCTGAGTGCGTTACCTCAGGAGTTATTGAAGTAGTCATCGTATCAGTTATTGGAGTACCGCTAACCAATCCATCAACATAGAGAGTTAGTAATTTAGCGGAAGTACGTGTAAAGGCAATATGATGCCAAATATTATCGCTTATCGCTTTTGCAGCGATAATAGCTACTAATCCAGCGCCTGCGTTATCACGTACTAACGCCGATAAAATTCCTGAGCCAGCGTTGCCTATACCGTTGTTGCCGAGGACAATATCGATAATCGGGGTACCAGTAGTATCACGCAGTGTGACAATTGGAGTATCAAGGTGAGAAGTTTTAATCCAACAAGCTATTGTAATTTCACTAGTGACAGTAGGAAGACCCAAATTTGCGACGCTGCTAAATGCGACATAGCCATTACCACCAGTGAAACTAAGTGCATTGCCGATTATACCGGGAACTAAAGTCGGTAATGGTGAACCAGTCAAGATGCCAGTGTTGTTGTGACCACTAGAGTCGGTGGTAACTGTATCGTCAAACTTATACCAGACCTGCAAGCCAGTGGTAATGTCAGCCATGTAGCTAACCTGTTGTTTTTACTAGCAAATTTGGCAAGCCATTTAAAAGCCCGCCGGTAAGCGGAACATAGGGGGTTATGTACCCTAGCGGGTACCCCCTAAAAACGCACCCACGGCCATTTATAGGGCTTGTATTTATAGGAACTTAGCCTATTTGCGCCGCGCCCATTTCACCGAATGCCGTTAACGCAATAACGAAGACAGCTAGTGCCAGTAGTATCAGTACCATCAGCCAAAACCAGAACATAGCGTGTTGGGAATAGCTCACGCTACAGCATCCTCCACAAACATCCAATCTACTTTGCCCTTGCCATCAATACCAATCATATCAGCTAGGGCGGGACTAAGATCAATACCAGCATCATTCGTAGGGACCTTACCAGCGTTTGATCCACTACCAGATGGTAACGGTGTCCCATTATTATAGCAAGTCTCTGCTATTGGCCGAGCATCACCAAAGACGTAGTTGTCATCATTAACTACCCATGGACCTTTGTCCATGATCTTACCAACTGCACTTAGCTCACCCTTGAATACTCGCACGCCACGCTCTCGTACTGTGGCATCAGCTATGTTAACTGGTAGTGATACATAGAGGTCTGTATCATTTAGATATGGGCCACGACCTTGGCTGTCATAAGGTCCATAGGCAGAATATTCATTATCTGCTACTCCGCCAAATATGGTAGCAGTAATGTTCTTTTGGTTCGCTGGAATACTAGTTTCCGCTGGAGGGGGTTCCTCTGGTGCACTGCTGACATGGAAGTCCTCGCCATTGACCGTAACATACACATTCCCCTCGGCCGCCAGTGTTAGCATAACTTTATCAGTGCAGGCTGGACTACCGACGACATGGGTTTTCCCGTTAGCAATTACAGTCACATTGCCGGTGGCTTCCACTGTAATATCAACGCGATTTTCCTCTGACTCGATTGGTGGGATTTCTTCCGGTGGCAGATCGATTGGTACCTGCTCACCACTGATACTCTCAGCAATCGCCTCACAGATAGTATTGAACTTGGCCCGATAGGTATTCGAGTCCCCGGTATTATCACAGAAACAAACTTCTAACAGAATCGCTGGTTCTTCCGTATTGTTTAGGAAGTATAAATCACCGCGGTACTTTCCACCACGATTCGTAAATGGTCCAGCAGCACAGATTGCATTACACACCTTAGTCGCCAACGAAGACTGTGTGACATACAGTACCTCAGTTCCGTGAGCGCTGCCATCGTAGGCATTGAAGTGCACACTAACATCAAGATCCCTCGTCTGGTTATTATGAAAGTTCACGATAGTATGAAGATTCGTATTCTGGTCATGACTAGTATTATCATGAAACGTAACAACCTCCACACCAGATTGTCGCCAAAAATCGGCAACAGCCTCTACCACCTTACGGGCCTCATCGACTTCATCGAGTTGAGGTGGCACAGGATAACCGCTGGCACCACGGATATACTTCCCATGTCCAGATGATATAACGATCTTCATTTCTTACTCCCTTGATCTGGTGATTCTGGTTTAGACTTAAGCATCTCTGGTTTGGCTTCGATTACTTGGTCGCATGTTTCCCGCAACCCGATGAATTTACCATCAACCAGAAACATCACGCAATGGACAGTGCCAGAAAAATGGTCGGTCGGTCGACTCGGCCGCACAGCTACAACCTCTTCTGGATTGATGTAGATCGGCTGTCCATCTGGAGACGTAAATCGTAATAGCTCAACAGCCAGTCTGGTTACGATACCAGTTATCATTTTACTCCTTTGGCACTGTAAGGCCAGATGGACATGACGCTACAAGCTTGATCAGAGTATCAATTCGATCATCCTTACGTTCGGACTGCGTCTTCATAGTCGAGAAAACTAATACAATGAACAATAAATTTATGAGAAAAAGAAGAAGCATAGCCGGTTGTTGCTTAAACGCATCAACAACACCACGAGCAGTCTTGCCAGCTTCTTCTGATATTGGATTCATTGGCCTATAAACCAGTCGAAGGAGTTTCCGCTTGGGCAGAATGCTCCTGTTCCTCAATAGACTTTGGAACTGGAGGTGGAGGTGGTTTCGTAACTTCCGATGGTCGCCCACGTACCAGCTCTGCACCTCTGACGGCCAGAATTGTTGGATGTGGGCTGAATCGGATTTTCTTGTGCATCCACCTCAACCACGCATAGGTGTTGTTGATTCTTTGCATGACATTCTCCTAGTACCTAAGGTTCACCATTAGAGCCATGAGTGCGGCGGGTGATTGCTTCTGGGCTATGATATTATCGTTCGCTGCTCCTGCTTCCACAATGCTTACATTATAGATATTAGCAGTAGTGATAAGTACAGTATCAGTGGCAGTACCAGCTTCACTTATAATACAAGAAGCAACCAAATTTCCAGTTATAGCATCAGTAGCAGCACCGGATTCAGTGAGGTTAACATTCCCGTTCCAAACACTTGTTACAAGGTCTGTGGCAGTACCGACTTCAGCAAGACTTGCGCTCGTTACCCGGACAGAACTAACTGTATCAGCGGCAGAGCCGGCTTCTACGATACTTGCCGGTGTAGTCCAGGTTCCGGTTACAGTATCAGATGCTGCGCCGACTTCATTAATATTAGCAGAAGTAATGACAGTTGCACTAACTGAATCAATAGCAGAACCAGTTTCATTAATAATACCTGCTGAAAGTCCGGATAGAGTAACAAGATCAGTGACATTTGCAGTTTCTGAAATGCTTGCGGAAGTATTCCACGTAGCACTCGGCGTATCTGTTGCTGACCCGGCTTCTGTAATTACACCAGATGCAACGAATTGAACAGTTACAGTATCGGTTGCTGTACCAGCTTCTGTGATTGCACCAGAAACAGCAACTTGAACTAAATCTGTTGCAGACCCGACTTCCGTAATTACGCTACTGAAATTTGCCGATGCTGTGGGAGTATCTGCTGCTGCGCCAGCTTCTGTAACAGACGTAGAAGTGATTCGAGTTACACTAACAGTATCGCTAGCAGCACCAGTTTCTTCAATATTGTTTACTGATGCAGAAAAAGATGTTGCACTTAATGCATCAATTGCAACACCAGCTTCAGTAAGACTTGCACTAGTGATCTGTGTTGCAGCCGGTGTGTCAACTGCTGCACCGGCTTCAGTAAGACTTACACTAGTTATCTGTGTTGCAGCAGATGAATCAGTCGCTGCACCGGACTCATTAATACTGACACTAATACTAAAATTCTGTGTCGCGGCCGGTGTATCAACTGCCGCACCGGCTTCATTAACACTAGCAGAAGTATTCCAAGTGACGGTTATAGTCTCAGTAGCAGAACCAGTTTCATTAATGATACCGGTAGCAAATTCAGATTCTGTAATAATATCTGTAGCATTACCAGTTTCAGTTAAACTTGCCGAAGTAATGAAAGTAGCACTAGGAGTATCTGTAGCAGCGCCAGCTTCAATAATACTGACAACAGCCGCAGTAACTTGAGTAGCATCAGTAGAATCTGTAGCAGAGCCGGCTTCAGTTAGACTTGCCGAAGTGTTCCACGTTGCGCTTGGCGTACCAACGGCTGAACCAGCTTCAGTTACGCTCGCACTAGTAGTGTACTTCGCACTAGGAGTATCAGTAGCAGAACCAGCTTCAGTAATACTACTTGCAGAAACTACGGTAGCTGATGGAGTATCAGTAGCAGCACCAGCTTCGTTTACAACATCAGGAAAAACTTGTACTAATATCCAACCATCATCGGCTATTAGTGCACCAGCAGGTCCGCCATCGGCGCCGCCGATTACATCCGCCATGTTAGCCGCTCAAGGAATATTGGAGACCCTGAGTTGGGTTACCATTGATTGTAACTGCTATTGAAAGTGGATTCCCTTCTAATGCATATAGATAATGAGCACCGATTGCGGTATTCTCATTATAGAATGCAACTGATGGACCATAAGGACCTGCCGTTGTACCTTGAAAACCGGCACCTGTTCTAATCGACTTAGCAGCGGTGCCAGTCGTAGAGTCTAAACCAATTCCAGCATAAAGTAGACTTGCATTGCCGGTTGCTGTAGAAACCTCAAAACTATATATCGCCTCGACTCTATCTTCTGCTAATCCTCGAACAAAAACAACGCTATTCGTTACACTGCCATTTGCAGATCGATATGCAGTACTAGCATAAGTCCAGCTTGCTGTACTATCAGAGACCATCCCTCCTATTTCAATGCGATTAAACGTATTCCAAATGCCGATATAAGCTTGCCCTCCTAACGCTGCTGTCGTACCAAATTTCATACTAACAGCCGCAGCACCAGCATCAGTTAAAATCGATCCAACATATGTCCCCAGATTAATCGCAGGACCATTCGTAATTGCTGAAGCATTCGTCCAAATTCCATTAAGACGCTGCAATGTTAGACTACGAGCTAAAGAGGTGCTCCAAGCTGGACCACGAGTACATCGAACAACAGGTGCTGTCGGTGTAGATCTATCTACCCAAACAAACATATCATAAACAGTATTAGCAACCGCAGCAGCAGGTGATTTCGTAGCATCACTCAAAAGTTGTGATAGTTCACCCCCAATGTCTGTCATCTCAAAAAAGGTGCCGTTATAAATTGGGCAGAATTGACCACAGTATGGAGAATAGTAGACTGTTGTTGCACTAGCAACATCGGCGCTTAGAACCGGTGTGCCTGTTGAATTTGTCAATCGACCTTGTGCAGGACCATGAGGGATAGACGCCATCTTAGCAATTGGCTGAATAATATAAACATCGTGTGTACCAGCAGATAAACTAACAAGAGTTCCAGGACCTGAAAAACCATCTAGAACAAGAGCTGCGGTTCGTGCAAGAGTGTTAGCAGCAGAATAAGTATAGAGTCCTTCTTCCCAGTCAGTGCTATTCTGACTGGCGATCATTGCCCAAACAACATCACCAACATTACACACAGAAGCAAAAGAACGAAATGTTGCCGGTGGAGTATTGTTAAGTGTAATCGACCCTGTTCCGGTTGTCGCAGTAGTATCTCGAACTCGTCCTTTAAGAACTAGAGCCATTAGTATTTTAACCGTACTTTGAGGAGCATAAGAGCAGAGAGTGAAGTTTTTGTCACGCCTAGATTGTCTGTCACTACCCCACTTTCAGTAATGTTAACAGGATAAACCGTCGTCGGTGTAACTTCTTCTTCAGTTACACCCGATTCTGGTTCATTCGCATCTGGTTCATTTGGCAGCATGTTAGATCGATGCAGTATAGCTCACGTTAATAGTGTCACCAGGACCAACAGTCTTATTACCACCTGAAAACGCACCACTAGAATAGAGCACACCAGCGGTACTATCAATGGTCGAAACTGCACCCGCACCAAAAACAATGAACGCACCCGCGACTGTACCTGCTCCGGTCATTGCAAATGCTAGTGCTGCGGAAAGAGCTTTGGAAGCACCCGCCGCCGCAGACCATGCGCAAGTCTTGCGAGGCGCAGTATAGGTCGGTGGATTAGTGCCACCTGATTCAAGCCATCCCGCATGCGAAGCCATAGTGTCACCGGCAGCGAATGTTGGCGCAACGGCTCCGCTGACAAGCCCCATGAATGGACCGACAACCGTGTAGGCCGCTCCTGCCAGATAAGTATCTAGCGCAAGATTCCTACCGACAGTGACAACTAGATTTTCAATGACATCTTTCCATTTAAGTTCACCATTAGGTCCATAGCACTCGGCCTCAAACCGACCATGGACTTCAATCTTTTCTTCCATATTCCCACCACGAATCACAACTGCATCAGTGTGCATCTGTGCATTTCCCTTCTCTTCGAATGACATTTAGTCCTCCTAGCTGCCGTAGAACGTGACCTGTTGAGCGGCGTTTGCATTTTCTAATGCTTGGATGAAGTGAACCCCAAGCCCAGGAATTTGATTATAGTTGGCAAGAGCATTGGCAAAAATTCCTAGTGCTGCGCTATTAGCGTTTCCACTCATACCACGTAATCCAGAAGGAACTGTCGTACTATCGATACCAATGCCAATATACCCGGTGACAGGAACGGTTCCTGTTGCTGTGTTGTATACCAGATCTTCATATGCTGCAACAACTGGATCTTCTGCTAAACCACAGACATAAGTTGCTCTTACGTTAGGATTGTTATTCACGGGTCTCCATGCTGATGTGCTATAGGTCCAAGTCGTTGTTGTGTCAGAAATCATTCCACACCAATCTATTCGATTATACATATTCCATAGGCTAATCAAAGCTTGAAGAGAACCTGGTGTTTGTCCTCCTTGCAAGAATGTTACCAAAGCATTATTATCAGTCATAATTGTGCCGACGAAAACCCCATAATTTATTACAGGACCATTAGTAATCGACGCAGAATTCGTTAAGTACCCTTGAACCTTCTGAAGCTGAAGAGCTCGTGTAGTTTGATTTAACCAAGCCGGTCCTCTGGTACAACGGATTACGCCACTATCATTCCAAACAAACATGTCATAAATAGCGTTTGCGACAGCAGCAGTCGGTGATTTCGTAGTGTCATTTAATGCTTGAACTAACTCACCTCCAGTATCATTCATTACCCAAGTGGTGCCATTCCAAAGTGGAACAAACTCACCATGGAACGGAGTGTAATAGATATTCGTCCCACCAGTTATATCACCGGTCATAACCGGTGCACCACTGATAAAGGTCAGTCGGCCTTGTGGCTGACTGGGTGAACCAGCGGATGAGCCTGGAATACCCTGAGGACCTTGAGGGCCTGAAGGACCTGCGGGACCTTGTGATCCTGTATTGCCGGGAGGTCCTTGAATACCCTGAGGACCTTGAGGACCAGCGGGTCCTGTACCTCCAGGACCCTGTGGTCCTGTAGGACCAACCGGACCTTGAATACCGGGAGGTCCTTGCGCACCTTGCGGACCCGTTGGACCTACTGGACCGGGAGGTCCGGCAGGACCTCCACCGCCTCCAGTTGACGTTGTATCTTGAAAACTTAATTCAGTCCAAATTTTTGCTACGGGATCCCAACGATAATGTCCAATTGATACATTCGTAATTGTTCTAGAAGCATTTCCTAGCAGAATTAAGTGTGGACCATTCGTAACATTGATTTGAACAGTACCAACAGGAGCGTGCGGAACCCACTTAACTTCTTTCGTTACTCCCCACGCTGGTCCATTCCCTAAAGAGTTAACTGTCGCACTGCCAGTAATGATAGTTAAGTTCGTATCTACACTATCGTCTGGTGGAGAGATCGAAACAATACCGATATTCTGCCCTTGCGTTGGTATCTGCAAGGTCCTAATAGGAGCATCGCCAAGCGCACTGTTAACAAGTTGGAGTGTCATTTAGAGCGCTTCGATTTTAGCCTTTAGAGCTTCTAACTCGACCAGCAAACTTTCTTTAGTCGGTGCTTGTAGTTCTGGCAATTTAAGAGCTGGTTTTGGCTTATTCCCTAATGCCAACCATTCTTGATACACGCGCCAGTCCACGTTATTTGGATCATTAGGAATCATAAAAACTCTATCATCATCTTCAAGTGTTGCTTCAATATGATTAGGACTAGAAGTCAGTGTATAGGTGACACCCATGGCTCATAGCTCCGCTACGAATACAACGTTGGCGAATTGAGCAGTCATTGGACCTGCTGCTGTTCCTGTTATAAGAGGATATCCTGATAGAGCACTTGCCGCTATAACTTGTGCTGATGACACATTACTTGTAGAACTTACAGTGTATGCAACTGTTGGAGTTGCAAACATGAATCCGCACGGAAAGAAATATGTATCAGGTGTTATTTGAGATCCGCCAGCATAGGCATACCCATCAGTTAGTGCAGGAGAACCAAGAGCCCAATAATAATGAGTGGCGCTTAAATACTCTATCCAATCTGATCTAAATTCTGGAGATGGAGGATTAGAATTAAGACCTGCGACTAATCCTGGTGTAGCACGAAGATCTACTTCTGAAAGTCTAATAGTTTGAGTATTCACCGTCATGGCAGGAATAGTTAAATCAATACCCAAACCCATTTCTGCACTAAGAATCGGCAAAATCCAAGTACACGCAATTCTAGTCCAGGTATTATTAGGACAATTCTGAAGTGTTGTAGTAAAATCATTTGTTGTACCACCAGGAAAATTATTCACAGCGTTTGGATGATATAATGAAGCAACAGGTGTAATCGTGCCACCGGTACTATTAAAAAATTGTGCTTGAAAAGTAATCGCTTTTCCACCAAGAGAACATGTTTCAGAGGCTTCCATATGAGTTCGATAAAACAAACTCGTCATTCCTGGAGCCCCGGCAATTTGCATCGAGTATAGTGTATTTAAACCTTGAACCCGACTAACATTACAAGCCGCTCCAAGATTACCACAAATCCAACCATCAGCTCCAAATCCACCACCTATTGGTGAAGTAACACCAGTTCCGCGCTGCCAAATAGACATCTTAGGATTGCGGATTTTGTTGATAAACCCACCACTTGCACTACCCTGAGACGAAAACCAGCTTTGACTTGCAACAAGGCTCCATTGCGCCGGAACCCAAGCCCCTGCCGTCACGGTTGATAGAGCGACATATACTTGTCCAAGATAATTAACGGGCTGACCAGTGCTGTAGTTCTGGGCTGCAGAAAAGATTGGAACACCAATCAGATCCTGAGGTGTTTGAGTTGAATCAATAACTCCAAATTGCATATCAGCAAAATTGATATATGGAGTTCCAAAAGGTTGAGCCCCAACCGCAGGACGGTTACCGCGCGTTGTAGAGCGATAAATCAGATATTCATTAACGGCCATTAGAATGTTCCCATATCGATGATAACACCAGAAACTCCACCATTGAACGTCGCTAAACCATTGACACCCAAAGTTCCACTAATCACACCACCCGTTAGAGGCATATAACCTCCAAGAGAAAATGGCTGACCGTTCGTGAAAAATGCATTCGCATTAACTGTACCAGGACCCTGATTACCACCAGTCGGATTCCCTATTACCAATCCACCATTCCATGACAGATATGAACCATAATACGTCCATGGAGTAGGAGCAGGTAGCGGGCCTCCAGGTCCATATCCAAGAGGAATTCCAGAAGCTGGAGCCGGTATAACTCTGGCGACTGGACCAGAAACTTTTGTTATCGCATTCATGCTATTACTCGTATCTGCTTATGGTGTCGGCCATTCTACGGCTGTGAACTTATGGTTCGCGCTCGCTGCAACAACAGTGACCGGTGTGGTTGTGTTCGGGATTACCGAGTATGACTGCCCCGGCTGAAGAGCAACCGTGGTCCCATTGGCAGCGAGTGTAGCCCCGGTGACTTGATTCACCATTAACGGCTCAACTGTTGCCAAACCTTGGTCCGCAGCAAGGGTCGGATTAGTGATGTATCCACCGGCCTGATTTGCATCGATCGCGTTAACCGGGGTTCCAGGCGTGGCGGAAGTAATTGTATTAGGGCCAGTAACAGGAGTTGCCATAGGATCTATCCTTTATCCAGTCCAGCCAGGAGGAGTAACAACACCAGGAAGTGTTCCTGGAAAGATAGTCGTAACACCGGTTGTGAAGACAATACCACCTGCTGAGGAGCAATTATATTGAGCACAAGCAGGAACTCCTCCAGTAAATGTAACAGCATCATTATGAACTACAAGACTTCCTGCTTCTCCTACCAAGGCCGTTGCGACTGTAACAGACGGAGTTCCAGCGATGTTAAACACAAGATTATTTGTAGTGAATGAATCACGATAACCAAGAACCAGGGACGAACTGCCACTGCACCCGAAGAGATACTGTGTTGCAATCGCTCCAGTATATTGACAATTTCCTGCAATAAAGATATTACCGCTCGAAGTGACAGCAATTGGTCCTTGTGTCCCAGAAGTCGGTGCTGTGAAATTACAGTTCAATAATTGTAGGTATGCTCCACTATTGCAACTAGCATTAGGTCCATATGATTGAAATGTAAATCCATTGGCTGTGACATTTGCAGTGACTGTGGCCGCTACACAATTACCAGGACCTGCGTGAGGTGGATAAGCAGCAGGATTGGTGGATGTAGCAATAATCAAACAGTTGCCTGGATTTGTCGTATTCCCAACAATATTCCAAGCCGAAATATAACACTGATTATCATAAAAACCATCAGTGTATGTGCCATCAGCAACGCGAATAGTGATTGTTTGCTGTGATATATATCGAGTCTTAATTGCATACATTGCACCAGAAATAGTTGCGAAAGCTGCGGCCGGAGTATTTGCAAACCCACTATTATTATCATTACCATCAGTACGAACATAGAATGTCGTCTGTGGTGGTTGTTGTGGAATAGGTGGAACCATACTCGTAAAATTCACACCATTATAGACAAATATCATTTCTTCAGAGCCGGTTAGATTACCTCCAACCATTGCACTGCCGTCAGTACGAGTAGCGGCTAACGCGGCCACACCATTGAGCTGCATCGTGACTGCGGCATTATTCGTATTCTTTACCAGAATATTAAACAACATCCCCGTTGCATATGATGCTGGAACAGGAATTGTATTTGCAATGATCAAATTTGGTGTAGTAGAAGTATCTATTCCTACATACACGATCGAAGTGTTAGCAGGACCAGCGCCA